TATCAATGTGTCGAGCTATGGCAAAGGAAAGTTAAGCGAAGATATGAAACTCAACGAAAAAAATAAGCCAACAAATTCCAAATTATGGGCTAGAGCAAAGTCACTAGCAAGATCAAAGTTTGATGTTTATCCTTCTGCATATGCTAATGGCTGGGCATCTAAATGGTATAAGTCTAAAGGTGGTGGTTGGAGATCAGTAAAAGAAGAAAGAGAACCAATGAAATCATTCAAACAATACATCAATGAAGTTAATGATAAAGAAGATGTTATTACTCTAAACATTCCTCTTATGATTCGCATGTTAGAATTAGCAAGAGAAGATGTTAAGAATGATATGGAACTTCATCGTATCACAGAAAGACTTATTGATATCAGAGACAAAGGTGTTCTGACAATGGATGATTATAACTTCATTGCAGGACTAAAAGAAGAATTAGAAATTGATGATGAGATGATTACTGAATTGAGAACTAGTACTATGTTGAGATATGCCACTAAAGCGAACAAAGCGTTAATTGGTGGAGACAGAAACAAAGAACAAAAAAGAATTAAAGGCATTCAAACTGCCAATTATAAAATTCAACAAAAAGCAAAGAAAGCAGGCGATGCACGAAGCCGTGCTGATGACCTATACTATGCATCAAAGATGAAAAAAGAAGAAGTTGAAGAACTTGACGAAGCTTCACCAGCCTGGCAGAGAGCAGCAGGAAAAGATCCTGAAGGTGGACTGAACCGCAAAGGTATTGCATCATATCGTCGTGCAAATCCTGGTTCTAAACTTTCAATGGCAGTAACAACAAAGCCATCAAAATTAAAGAAAGGCTCAAAAGCTTGGAAGCGTAGAAAGTCTTTCTGTTCAAGAATGTCTGGAATGAAACGCCGTCTTACTTCAGCAAAGACAGCGAGAGATCCAAACAGCAGAATCAATAAATCGTTAAGAAAGTGGAATTGCTGATGAAGAAGTTTAAAAACATAAGAGAACTTTGCTGGTCAGGATATAGAAAAGTTCCAGGCAAGACACCATATTCAAAAGGTAGTTGCGTTAAAGAAGATGGAGCAATGGGTGGTTCAGCAGGACCAACAGTTGTAACTGGTCCACAGAGTGCTACTGATCCTGTTAGTGCAACAGCAGTTAAATTACCAATGAAGAAAAAGAAGTACCCAACGTTGACTAGAAAATCACCGAAAATGTAAAGAGAGTATGATATGTGGATTTTAAAATGGTTACCTGATTGGTTTTTTTATGGAATATTAGTTGTTGGAATTATTGGGTTGATTTCGACCTACCTAGTTAAATTCCTAGCTAAGTTTATCCCACCTCTTTATATATACAAGACACCGATACAACTAGTGTCTATTGCATTTATTGTTTTGGGTGTTTTCATGTCTGGTGCAATTTATAACAATGATCAGTGGGAAGCTAAAATAAAAGAACTGCAAGAAAAAGTAAAACTAGCTGAAGAAAAATCAAAAGAAGTTAATACTGAGATTGTTGAAAAAGTAGTTGTAAAGAATAAGATTATAAAAGAACAAGGTGAAGAAGTTGTAAAATACATCGACAGAGAAGTTGTCAAGTATGATACAAAGTTCTTACCTAGTAGCGAATGTGCGATACCAAAAGAATTTGTGGGTGCTATAAATAAAGCTGCGGAGACACCAAAATGAAGTATATTCTAATTGCTTTGTTACTTGTAGGATGCTCAACACCAGTGCCAGTGGCGCCGAAGTTTCCCCAAGCACCAAAGATTTTATTAGAAAAATGCAAGGAGTTGAAAATGACTTCTGAAGATGCCACTCTAAGTGAAATAGCAAAAAAGATTGGCATAAATTACGAATCTTATCATGAATGTTCTGCGAAAAATGATGCATGGGGTGAATGGTATCATAAGCAAAAAAACATTTATGAAAGCGTAAAATAATGGAACTAACAAAAGAACAATTAAAACAATTACTTCCAAAAAATCCATATATCAATCAGTGGCACAATGCACTAAGCCAATTACTTCCTGACTACGAAATCAATACAGCAAAACGTATTGCTTCATTTGTAGCTCAGTGTGCCCATGAATCAGGTAGCTTTGTTTTCTTAACAGAAAATCTAAACTACAAAGCAGAAAGCCTACTGAAAGTATTTCCAAAATACTTCAAAGATATGGCTACTGCTAAAGCCTACGAAAAGAAACCAGAAAAGATCGCTAACAAAATCTATGCTGATCGCATGGGTAATGGTAACGAAGCTTCTGGTGACGGATGGAGATATCGTGGTCGTGGTCTGATTCAATTGACAGGCAAAACAAATTATACCTGGTTTGCTGCATCACTAGAAATTTCTCCAGAAGAAGCAGCAGAGTACACTCAAACATTTGAGGGTGCTGCACAATCGGCATGTTGGTTCTGGGAAACAAATAAGATAAATCAGTTTGCCGACAGTGGAGATATCGTTACCATGACAAAAAGAATCAATGGTGGAACGATAGGTCTTGATGATAGAATAAAACACTACGAACACGCCCTACATGTTTTAGGAGCATAAGATGACAGATGCAAAACTTGCAAAGTTTATGCTTGTGCTGTTGCTGCTACCTATAGGTTTAGCAATGTGTAGTGGAGACAGATTCCGTTATCCCTGTCAGGATCCTAATAACTGGGATAAGGATATATGTAAAATGCCGTTATGTGATGTGACAAGAACTTGTCCAGAGCATATATTTAAAGGACAACGTGACCCTAGATTAGGACCCCCAAAAAATGAGCAAACTCAAACAATTAATACACCGCCTGTTACACAAGGAGCAAACTGTGGAAAATAATCAGCCATTCTTATATACAGAAGAACAGTTGATGGCTAGATTGAAGTTTTTTATTGGTATATGTTTAGCATTAACATTAACTGGTATCGTCTTTGTTGTGTTATATTCTCTTATTTTTGTAACACAACCACTAAATGCAATTTCTCCAATTGACCAGAAGTTCTTTGAGTTGATTGTTCCTATTGCTACATTCTTAACAGGTACATTATCTGGTATCATGTTAGCAGGAACATCTAAAGAAGATAAAGAAGCAATGCTACAGGCTCAGAAGATGGCTAATGATAACTTTGAAGCAACTAAGAAAGTTATGCATGATGTGCCACCGCCAGCACCAGTAGCACCTGTTGTTGTGCAGATGCCGGCAGTATCATCTCAAGTAGTAACTGGGTTTGGTGGAAAAGAAGCACCAGAACAACCTCCTCATCCAGAGAAATAAATGAGAATGTGGCTAAATAGTTTACTTGCTGATGGAGTCAACAGAACCGTCAGCAGTAAACGTTTTATTACTTTAACAGCATTTACAATGTGTTCTATTGCATTTATGTTTGAGCTGTTCACATCATACAAAGTATCAAAAGAAGCTTTTGATTCAATGATGTATATTGTTATCGCAGGATTAGGATTTACAGCGTCAGAAAAATTTTCGAAAAAGGATGAACAATGAACTATCTATTAGCAGTCATGATCGGAGTACTAGTATTAACTAGTGTTTATGCAGCAGAAGAAAAGAAAGTTTGTGTCAAAGAGTATGACAACAAAACTAAAAAAGAAAAAGAAGTGTGCAAAACTATCAAGGTTCACAAGAAACTTGAAGGCACAAAAATTCCTGATAAAAAGTAAAGAAAATTAAATGTCTGACGATAAAGATGTAGTAAGTTTGCAAATTGATGTGGGGGTGCTGAAGCAACAAGTCAGCACCTTATGCACTCTTTGTGACAAAATGGATAAAGTAATGGAGAAGTTGGTGGACCAACACGACAGACATATCGCCAAAATATATACCGATATGGATAACAGAAGATTAGAAACAGAAGCAGATATCAAAGAACTTCATGTTAGAATAGACACGGTTCTAGATAAACTGCACGATTCTGAACATAGACTCATGAATGAATTGAAAGCTATGCGTAATGACATGCAGGATCATAATTCGAAAGAGAAAGAATCTTTAGATAAGCTACTACAATGGAAATGGATGGTAGTTGGTGGCGTCATTATGCTTTCTTGGTTGGTATCACACATAAACTTAGAAACTCTTGCCAATCTAATCGGTAAATAACATTTTACCACTTTACATTCTGTCAATTCAATGATAGAATGATATTATGAGCATATACATTGATCGAAAATTTCTACACATAGTTTCACCAAAGCTTGAACGGTTTTCGCAAAAGAAACCAGACCTGTATAACTTCAGGTGTCCAATTTGTGGTGATTCTCAAAAGAATAAATCCAAAGCCAGAGGTTTTGTATACAAGAAAAAGAATGATTACTTTTTCATGTGTCATAACTGTGGTGCTGGACATACATTTTATAACTTTCTGAAACTTGTTGATCCATCTTTATTGAAGGAATATGCATATGAGAGATTTACCAATGGTGAGACCGGGAATCATAATTATCCAAAACCTTCCTTTGAGGACTTCAAGAGTCAACCTGCGTTCAGCGAAAAGAAAACACAAAAGAAGATCGAGTTGGATACAATTGAGTCCTTACCAGAATCGCATTATGCGAAAGAGTATGTTAAAGCAAGGAAGATTCCTGAGAAATATTTCAACGAATTATATTTTGCACCTTGTTTCAAGATGCTGGTGGAATCTCTCGGTGTTGAAAACCAAAATCTTAAAGAGGAAGACCCTAGGCTTATCATACCGTTCTACAACGGAAATAATGAACTCATTGCCATACAGGGTCGGTCGCTATCGCAATCAAAGATCCGTTACATCACAATCTCCTTGGTGGAGAATGAATCAAATGAAACGCATACGTTAAAATTCTACGGGTTAAATAGAATAGACAGAAACAAAAGAGTTTATGTAGTTGAAGGTCCAATTGACTCTATGTTTCTACCAAATGCAATTGCAACTGCCGACTCGGATCTTACAAGAGCAGCGAAGTTAGAACTAACAGACTTTGTGTTAGTGTATGATAATGAACCAAGAAACAAAGAAATTGTAAAGCAAATCGGCAAAGCAATTACTTCTGGATATAATGTAACATTACTGCCGGAAAACATCAATCAAAAAGACATAAATGATATGATTTTAGCAGGAATTTCGTCTGGTGAAATCGTGGATCTTATAGATAAATTTACTTTCAGTAATTTGAGAGCTAATCTTGAGTTTTCCTCCTGGAAAAAAGTTTAATATGGAGATTTTATAATGGATGTAAAAATGGTGTCCTATTCTCAAGGGACTGATGGAAGAAACCTTTTGGAACAGGTAGCTTTTGTAGCTAGAGTTTCCAATCCAGCAAATCAAAATAATAATGAATCAGCAGAAAAACTGGTTCGTTACTTAATCACACACCAACACTGGTCACCACTTGAGATGGTGAATATTTGTTTAGAAATAAACACTACACGGGACATAGCTAGACAAATCCTTAGGCATAGATCATTTTCTTTTCAAGAATTTAGCCAAAGGTATTCTGTAGTAGATTTTGGTATTGCCGGTTCTAATTGGGTCAGTCGTGAAGCAAGATTACAAGACCAAAAGAATCGCCAAAATTCAATTGAAACTAAAGATTTAGGATTACAAGAAACATGGAAAACTCAACAGAGTTATGTAACATATGCTGCTGAAAAAGCATATCTTTGGGCCATTGAAAACGGTATAGCAAAAGAACAAGCAAGAGTAGTTTTACCAGAAGGGCTAACAGCATCTCGTCTTTACATGAACGGTACCTTGCGTTCTTGGGTACACTATATACAACTCAGGAGTGCAAACGGAACACAGAAAGAACATCAAGAAGTTGCTATAGCATGTGCAGAAGCAATTAAGCCTGTTTTTCCTATGATAGAAGAATTCGTACAACAATAATAAGGTAGAAGAAATGGAATATTTAGGAATCAAAATAGACTTAGAGAGAGATAAACTATTTGACGAACTTGGAGTGAAAAGACTTAAAGAGTCTTACATGAAAGATGATGAAGAATCACCACAACATAGATTTGCTTTTGTATCAAAAGCTTTTGCGAGTAATCCAGAACATGCTCAAAGACTGTATGAATATAGTAGTAGACACTGGCTATCTTATTCTACGCCTATTCTTTCTTTTGGTCGTTCTAAGCGTGGAATGCCTATATCTTGTTTTCTCAACTACATTGAAGATACTGCGGAAGGACTAGTTGACAACCTTAGTGAAACAAATTGGCTCAGTATGCTCGGAGGTGGTGTCGGTATCGGCTTCGGTATTAGGTCTGCTGATGATAAGTCTACTGGTGTTATGCCGCACCTCAAAATTTATGATGCTTCATCGTTGGCTTATCGCCAAGGACGAACACGCCGTGGTTCGTATGCTGCTTACCTCGATGTCAGTCATCCTGATATCATTGCTTTCTTAGAAATGCGTAAACCTACAGGTGACCCTAATGTTCGTTGCCTAAATTTACATCATGGAATTAATATCACCGATGATTTCATGAGCATCATTGAAAACTGCATGTTGGATCCAAATGCAAATGATGATTGGGAACTCAAAGATCCACACACAGGTGAAGTAAGAGAAATAGTATCAGCAAAACACTTGTGGCAAATGATCCTTGAATTAAGAATGCATACTGGTGAACCATACATTCATTACATTGATACAAGCAACAAACATCTACCTGAATTTCTGAAGAACAAAGGATTGAAAGTACATCAATCAAATCTTTGCAGTGAAATTATTTTACCTACTGATGAAGAACGAACAGCCGTATGTTGTTTATCTTCATTAAACTTGGAGACTTATGATGAATGGAAAAATGAACCAACATTCCTCAGAGATGTTGCTGAGATGCTTGATAATGTGTTACAGTATTTTATTGATAACGCTCCTGACACAATCAGCCGTGCAAAGTATTCTGCATCCCGTGAGCGTAGTATTGGGGTTGGGGCTCTCGGCTTTCACGCTTACCTCCAACGTAATAATATTGCTTTCGAAGGAGTCATGGCTAAAGTTGCCAACAACAGAATCTTCAAACATATAAGACAAGGATTAGATAATGCAAATCTTGAACTCGGTAAAGAACGTGGTGAAGCACCCGATGCTATGGGTACCGGTCGTCGTTTCTCTCATCTTATGGCTATCGCACCAAATGCTTCTAGTTCCATTATTATGGGGAACACTAGCCCTAGCATCGAGCCTTATCGTGCTAATGCTTACAGGCAAGATACTCTCTCTGGTGCTTATCTCAACAAGAACAGATGGCTCGACCAGCTTATCAAATCCAAAATAACAGATGAACAAGAATATAATGATGTGTGGTCAAGTATTATTGCAAATGATGGTTCAGTTCAGCATTTAGATATTCTGGATGAAAATGAAAAAGCAGTATTCAAGACTTCAATGGAAATTGATCAGCGTTGGGTGATTGATCTTGCAGCAGATAGACAAAACTATATCGATCAAGCACAATCTCTAAATCTATTCTTTAGACCAGATGCACATATCAAGTATATTCATGCTATTCATTTTATGGCATGGAAGAAAGGCCTAAAGACACTCTATTATTGCAGAAGTGAAAAGATAGGTAAAGCAGATAAAGTATCAAAACGAATTGAAAGACAAGTAATTAAAGAACTAGACATGACACAAATTGCACAAGGAAATGATTGTATTGCTTGTGAGGGATAATGAAAACTATTGCTATATTCATGCATCAGCCATATTGCTCGGTGCAATCGGGCAATGGTATAATGAAAGCTTTAACTCCTTATTATAGATTTAAAATATTTACTAAACATGAACTTGAAACCAACTTTTTTGATGACGTTGATATGGTGTGTATACCTGGTGGATTTGGTGATGCTAGTAAGTTTGATATGTGCTTTGCCAATAACACTGATTGTATCACCAGATTTGTACAATCAGGTGGTAAGTATCTCGGAATATGCATGGGCGGTTATTGGGCCAGCTCATATTATTTTAATTTTTTATCTGATGATTGTAACGCCATACAATACATCAAAAGACCAAACACAGACACAAAACGACCACATGCTAAACATTTGCAAGTATTGTGGGAAGACCAATTAGAAAGAATGTATTTCTACGATGGTTGTACAATCACTGGTGATGAAAGTAAATTTGAAACGGTGGCAAGATATATGAATGGTGATCCTATGGCTGTCATACAAAACAACATAGGTATAATTGGATGTCATCCCGAGAGCGAAGTTCATTGGTATGATTCTTACAGTTGGATGAAAGGAAAATATCATGACGGTAAACATCATAAGCTTTTGCTTAATTTTGTTAACAAGCTAATGGAGAAATAAAATGGCACATTTAGTAGCAAACATACCACCGATTCATTGTTATATTCGTAAAGAGTTTCTTTATGACTTTGAGAAAGGTCATGGGGAATATGAACCTTGTATATGGGTATCAATTAAAAGTATTCGTGGTCAAGCATTTAGAATAGAAAGTTACTTACCGAACTATGGCGCACTTTATGACAAACTACCTCTCCATGCGTTTGTATCACGCAAGGAAAATCTTGAAACACAGACTTTTTTACCTTTAGATACACTGCAAATCTGGGATTGTTTTAGTTATGACTTTACTGTTATACAAAAAGCTTTTCTGAGAAATCTTACAGCAAAGTTCTATGCAAAAGATAAACAATTTTATTCTGGTAATTATCTTTTCACTGTTGATCATTCTGCACCCGATTTGAACATTATAGATACGAGTTATGCTGAGTGGCCTGAAGATCATAAAAGTTTTAATTTTATTGAACTAGACAATGGGCAGTATGCTGCACAACCAAACAACCGTTGTTTATTCTTGGATGCAGCAAGTAATCCAAAGCAACTAAAGTTTCCAGACTTTAAAGTTTGCACAAAGAAATATGTCGTTGAACAAAATCCAAAATGGAGCTTGGGCGACACAGAAACAATAATGTACGAATAGAGGACAAAAATAAATGATCAAAAAAGCATCACAACAAAAACTAACAGAAAATAGAAATTACTTTAAACCTTTTAATTACCCTTGGGCATATGAAGCTTGGTTAAAGCATGAACAATCACACTGGTTACACACTGAAGTCCCGATGCTTGAGGATGTCAAGGATTGGAAAAAGAAGCTTACTGATTCTGAGAAAAACTTTCTCACTCATATATTCAGATTTTTTACTCAGGGTGACATTGATGTTGCAGGTGGCTATGTTAATAATTACCTACCTTATTTCCCTCAGCCTGAAGTAAGAATGATGTTAGCAGGCTTTGCTGCAAGAGAAGCATTACATATTGCCGCATATTCACATTTAATCGAAACACTAGGCTTACCTGAAACTACATACAATGAATTTTTAGAATATGAGGCTATGCGTGAAAAACACAATTACATCCTTGATATTAGCTCACAGAATAGCAATGCTATTACTACTGCTACTAACATTGCAGTATTCTCTGCTTTCACCGAAGGGATGCAACTATTCAGTTCCTTTATCATGCTACTTAATTTCCCACGCCAAGGTAAGATGAAAGGCATGGGTCAGATTGTCACATGGTCAATCGTTGATGAAACACAACATGCTGAATCTATGATTAAATTATTCCGCACTTATATTGAAGAAAATAAAGAAATATGGAATGATCACTTGAAGTCTCAAATTTATAAAATTGCAGAAACGATGGTTGAACTTGAAGATAAGTTTATTGACCTTGCATTCAACACTGGAGGTATTGAAGGCTTATCTGCAAATGATGTAAAGATGTACATTCGATATATTGCAGATCGAAGATTAATTTCTCTTGGTCTAAAAGGTATCAATAAAGTCAAAAGAAATCCTCTACCTTGGGTAGAAGAAATGATTAATGCACCAACACACACCAACTTCTTTGAAAACAGAGCAACAGACTATGCAAAAGGTGCTCTAGCTGGCGATTGGGGTGATGTTTGGGCACACTAAGGAAATCAAATGAACGATAAAACAATAACAGCAGAATGTCATAGCTGCGAATCATCATATCAAATCAACTATACAGAGGAATTTGTGTCTCAAGAATATCCAGAGCATTGCCCATTCTGCGGAGAACTCATCGAAGAAATTGAAGAAGAATATATAGAAGATGAGGACTCTGAAGATGATGAAGAATGGAATTAAATTGGAAATATAATAACGAAGATTTTACGGAAGACTTGATTGGTGATAATTACGGGTTCGTCTACGAGATCATAAATCTGACGAATAAAAAAAAATACATAGGCAAGAAATTTTTCTATTCTGCCAAAACCAAACAAGTCAAAGGTAAAAAGAAAAAAGTGAAAGTAGCTAGTGATTGGCAAACTTACTATGGTTCTAACGCAGAACTGCAAAATGATGTTATACTACACGGGAAAGAAAATTTCTCCCGTCAGATATTGCATTTGTGCAAATCAAAAGGCGAATGTGGATATTTGGAAGCAAAAGAGCAGTTTGTTCGTGGCGTAATGGAAAGCAATGACTATTATAACACGTGGATAATGGTAAGAGTTAGAAAATCACATATTAAGGCGTACAATGCTAGAATTTCTGAGAGAACTGAAGAATGATCGGTTTGATGCAGTATTTTTTATGCCTGGACCAGAAGAAGATATGGTAAAAGTCGAGGCAGCAAAATATAAAATACCAGGAGAAGATGTCGATAGATGTGATCTGGGAAATATGTATCATATAGTACTATTCAAACAGGATAATGAAGGACATCCTATAGATCCTGATCTGTTTGAAGCTATCCTGATTGAACCTTTGGAATATATTTCTAGAGTTATAAAATGCGATTTCTATGGAGTGGTTGCTAAAAAAACAACTACATCCAGTGATTTCATCCAAAATATGTTTGACAAACTGAAAGAAATAGAGTAGACTGTAGTTTCCTAACTATAGAGTGTTATCATGATACTAATTGATCTAAATCAAGTTTTGCTATCTGGCATTATGGCACAACTCGCATCACAAAAAAATGTCAAGCTTGAAGAAGGTCTTATTCGTCATCTGGTATTAAATGTTCTAAGAACTCATACCAACAAGTTTAAAGAGTATGGCGAGATAGTGCTTTGTTGCGACAATCGTAATTATTGGCGTAAATCTATTTTTCCTTTCTACAAGGCTGGGCGTAAAAAAGCCAGAGAAAAGTCTGATCTCGATTGGCACCTCATATTTGATATTCTATCTAAACTAAAAGCAGAACTCAAAGAAAACTTTCCATACAAAGTAATTGATGTTGATGGTGCCGAAGCCGACGATATCATTGGCACACTTGTACCTCGTCATATTATGCATGAAGATATTCTTATTATCTCCAGTGATGGTGATTTTCTTCAACTTCAAGCATATAATGCAAACGGTAAATACAAAGTGAAGCAGTATAATCCTGCAATGAAGAAATTTGTTATTTCTGAAAATCCGGCAATTGATCTCAAAGAAAAAATCATCAAAGGTGACAAAGGCGATGGTATTCCTAATATACTGTCACCTTCGGATTGTTTCGTTTTAGATAAACGTCAGACACCTATCACAAAAGGCAAACTTGAAAAGTTTTTGGCTGAACATTACAGTGAATATGAATCCACTGCAAATACTGGCTTTACTAGAAATCAACTATTGATTGATCTGAGACTTATACCAGGCGATATAAAAGAAAAAATCATAAATACTTATGAAGAAACAAAACCAGCCCCAAGAAGTAAGTTATTAAATTACTTTATTGAATATAGACTTAAAAACTTGATGGATGTAATTGAGGAATTTTAATGAAAAATATATATGAAATATTTGATGAGTTTGAGGAAGCTAAAACAAAAGCAGATAGAAAAAAAATAATAGAGCAAAATCTTTCTCCTACTTTTGTAAAGGTATTAGAATATGCGTTTCATCCAGATTATAAATGGACAGTAAAAGAAGTACCAGATAGTTATAGAGTTCCTGATACTTTACCTGGAGTCTCTTTTGCCCATCTTGGAACAGAACTTAGAAGAATTTACTTGTTTCAGGAAGGACACCCAACTGCACAAAACTTGAATGTAGAAAGAAAAAATGAATTACTGATTCAACTCTTAGAATCTTTAGAACCAAGAGAGGCTGAAGTAATTATAGGAATAATGAAAAAAGACTTGGGTGTAAAAGGACTAACTTATAATTTTGTCAAGGAGTGTTTTCCTAACATGTTACCATGAAGTTAAGAAAAGAAAAAATAATAGTGACAATTGGTGCGTTTGATCCTATAGAATTATCTGATATCGATTTTTTAAAAAAAGCTAAAGCAAAAGGCGATTGGTTAATCATCGGTGTACACTCCGACATATATCTAACAAAGTATGATAAAGGCTTTATTCAAAACTATCACTCTCGATCAGAGATCGTCAGACACTTAAAATTTGTAGATGAAGTTTTCATGTATAATGATACTGACGGTACTGCATGTCAATTACTCAAAATAGTACAA